GCAAGAACAAACAAACACAAGCATTCAAAACAACCTTGGATTGGAAATTTAAATTTGAAATCAAATTTGCTTTTTTCGAAAAGATGGCGCAGTTCATAAGACACGTTCTCTTTAAGAACCAGCATAAGCCAGTGACATACATTGGCTCAAGAAGGATAACGCCAAGAACTGGAATCGATTATTTGACTGTAAAGTCAAATGATTTCGATACAGAAAGAGCGTGCTCAGTAGACATAACAGACTGGGCAAGACTCAAAGGAGAACAAAAACTGCGCTGGGACGGAAATGAATATGACAACACTGACAATATAGTCAGAACGAAAATGGGCGTTGTGATAAACAACGTAGAAGTTGGAACAAAGTGGTCATGGTCAGATCAGATAACTGAATTTGACAGTGAAGCATCATGGGGCAATGTGTCTAAGAAGATGGCACCAGCATATCAGGGAATATCACTGGCTGTGCCAGAACAAGGTTCATTCGTTTCATGGAATGCTATACAATCAATATTCGGTACTAACAATCAGAGACTTGAAATGGAAATGGCTGCAAAATTGAGATCAATGGATCAAGCAGAGATAAATCCGGTTAGATTTGTCTGGCGTTTGGCATATCTGTACGTCAGATCGTTATTCAAGATAAATGGAAGAAATCCTATGGTGACAAGGGCATTGGCAATAGACCAAAGTCAAATTGGCGAGATAGAAGTATTTAGACGTGTGCTGGATAGAGCAGTCGGTTCGAACATAATTCCATTCATAAGAAGAGGTTCAGAAATGGATGCTGTTGCAGATGCTGGAGTAATAGCATTGGCATGTTCAGACAATCTGTATGTAGAAGGTGAGGAACAGTCAAACTGGCCTGAATGTGGAGAAATATACTTCACTCATCAAGGAATAGGTGCAGGAGCAATACAGATGGTAAGCTTGGATACATTTGTGATTGAAAGAGCAGCGAGGTCATGGTGTGCAACATATGCGTCAATTGAGTTGTTTGAAGAATGTGTTGATGCAGTTGCAATGTTGCATGTGTCAAACAATGGCACGAGTATATTCTCGGGAAATGTGACAAAGATATCGTTGCCAAGGCTAGAAACAGGAGCTTTGGCTATGGCGCCATTAATGATGCCAGTAGAAATGACGTTCAATGAAATGCTGGGCATATCAGGATATATGGTGATAGAGAAAGCAGTATTAATGAGAGCAATTTGTCAATTGTGTGTCGACTACTATTGTTATGCATCAGTACTGTGGCAAGAGAAATATGGTAATATAACTGAAAATCTGAGGCAAGTGTTTTGGTCAGTATTGGATGGAGCTTACAAACCTCAAATATGGAGGTTTGTTCAAGGGATGTTTGAACAATTGGGAATCAAAGGAGAAGTAGGAAGAATAATAGGTTCATATAGACCAGGAAACAAGTATAAGAATGGATGGAAATTGATGCACAAAAGTTTGAGAAACAGAGTCCAATGGGATGAGATAATAAGGTGCTGTGATAAAGTACCAAAAGAAGCTGCAATCTGGCCACACTTGTATCCACTGGTGATGGATAAAGAAACACCATTGAATGTGTGGTCTGAGGCAAATGTGTATCACAAAAATGTAGATGTAAGTGAATGCCTTGGAAGCGTGGCACTTGGAAATTGTGAATATGGCGTGAAAACTCTATCAGGAATAGGATCAATAGACTGTGTTCCTTATGAACCAAAAGTTCATAATAACGGGAGGCTCGTTGATCATGCATTCATGTCACTGCAGGACTATAATGGAGATTTACACTCATACATATTCAGAGTGACAGACAGAGATTTCTACTATATGATGAGAGATGAGACAGGAATGCTGTTCACTACAGACTGTTGGCTGGAGAAGAATACAGTTGAAGTGGTGGATGGAACACAAACGACTCCAAATTATTCACCATTCAAAAAGAATGGAAAAAGAGTAGAGAAGGAAACAAAGAAACCTGGAAGAGTAGGAGGATTTGGATTTGCAAGAAAACAAGAACCAACAATTATTTCAACTGGAGAAATAGATGAAGGTTCAATTAAAGAAGAGAAAGTTTCTAGCATAGGGACAATTTCAAGGAGTGAAGATGAAGAAGTAGTGCAAAAAGAGAAAAAACCACTTGCTGAGATTGCTTCAGAGAAATCTGAATCTGAAGAAGAAGGAGATACTCCTGAGGAGCCTGGTAAGGAACTCGAAAAGACTGGAGCTGTTAGCAAATATTACGGAAAAGCTCCATTTGATATGCAACAGAGACTTGACAAGAGTAGAGGAGAAGAAGTAAGCAAAGTGGGTTCAAAAAGACTTGAATATGCTTTGAGAGATATAGGAGAAAGTTCAATGGCGCATATTAAGGAAGATTTGGTTGCTGTATTCGAAGCTAAACCAGTTGATATGATCAAAGCAAAGGAACTGTTGTATGACAAGGAGTATGAATGGTTCTTTGATGAAATGCCAGACACAAGGATGAAACTGGCACTAGCTTGGGAAATGGTGTATGGGAGATTGGCTATGCATGCAACAGAAGCATCAGTCTGTACTTTCTTCGGTACAGCAGCTGCTGACATGCATTATATGGCAAAAGCATTTTCTGTGACACCAGCAATGACGTTGGATGAATATAAACAAGGTACTGGAGAAATGGATACTGTGGAGAATATGGAAAAATATAAATCTGAATTGTTGACTAATCTGAAGTATGCGACTCAAGAAGAGACAAGATTAAGATTAAACTCAATGATCACCAAGTTATCAGGAAGTATTGCTCTGAGGAAACAATATGACTTGGAAGCATTTAAAGACATTGAGGTTGAGGAATCAGTAATAATTGGAGCATTGATGAATGGAATAAACATGCATGAAGTGATGAGATGCAAGCAGATTGGAGACATTGAAGTAATGAATAAATGGAGATTAATAGCGAATGATAAATACAGACAGATGATACCAGAAATAGAGAAAAGAAGCGAATATTTTAGCGAAGATGATCTTGAAGAATGGATGGCTGAGGCAATTAAGCAAAGTTTGATGGATGCAGAAGAAAAGATAGATTTGACAAGTCAGAAGAAAGTAGAAAGTGAAGAATTAAAAGAAGAGGCGAAGCCTTCTGGCGAACAGGAGGGTGTAGGAGATGTGGAGAAGCCCACAGAACAATCAACTGCACAGCAACAACAGGAAACTCCGCCTACGATGCAATCGTTGGAGCCTCAAAGGACTACTTCAGGGCAAATAGATGTTGGGAGAGATGGACAGAGTTTACACCAGTCGATTTTCAAGGATCCTTTACAAGAAGATCAGTAGAGGAATTCTTTGAGAAAATGAGTCCAATGACACAAGCAGAATATAGAATAAATTTTTGTGTTGGAAATAGTAGTCCAGATGACTACAGGAGATGTTATGATGAAATAAATTGGCCTGCTTCAGAATTGGAAATGAAAAGTAGGAAAGGAATTGGACCAACAGTAGAATGTCCAATGTCTGGAGGTGCACCAATACATATTAGAAGACACATGACGGAAGAAATAATAGATTGGGATTATTATGACAATTACTTGTGGACAATTTCAGAAAATTCAAGCGATGAAGAAGTGACTGGAACAGTGATATTTTTACATTGCATTGATACAAGATTGAGGAGCAAATTAATAGAATGGAACTGGTTTATGGTGCCACTGGATAGGTGGAGAATTGTATTTGACGATGCATTAGTTAGTTTAAGAAGAACAGGAATATTTGGAAATATTAAAGATGATGCAGTCTATGAATTGAGAAAATTGATTAAACTTACATACAGAAGAGATGATGAAGCAGATTGGAAAAAAGAATGGAAAGAAAGGAGAAGCAATGTTATACATAAGATAAGCATGAATAAAGAAAAGAAGTGGATAAAAATGGCTAAAGAATCGATGGTTAGAATATGTAGAAAAATGGTTTTTAAGATGGGAACAGTGAGAGCATTAGAGACAATGGATGAATGGTGGAAATCAAGACATCATGCAACTCCAGCTGGAGCAACTGGACTTAGAAGTAAATTTCAAGGTTTGTTGAGAAAAGACAGAAGAATGAAAGGAAGCGACAGAGCAAACAAGAAAGCAATAAGTGAATTTTTGGATGATAATCAAATGTTGAAGTGGTTGATGGAAGAACCAGCAAACATAGCAAGATGTTCAACAAAACCAGAACCAGGTGGAAAACAAAGAGCATTGTATGCTTCAGAAGACAGAGAATACAATATAAGTGCATATTCATCAGCACACATGGAAAAAGAACTTAACTTTGATGGTATGTGTGGGAAACAGAAACCAAAAGATGTCGTTGATTGGACAATGAAATCAATGAATAGAAAACTTTGGTGGTTGAGTGCTGATTATTCTGATTTCAATAAAGAACACGAAATGGTATTGATGAAAGAACTGAATGAAGTAATGTGTTGCCAATGGGCAAGATATGGACATCCTAAAGTGAGAAGAGACAAAATGTTAACAACAGCTTGGTTGGCGCAAAGCTATGATAGATCATTTGTTAGGAAAGGATTGGAAGAATCATCAAGAGTATTCAGCGGATTGTATTCAGGACATAGGAATACAGCTAGAGATAATACAATGTTGCACAGGGTATACACAGAAGTAGCATACGAAGATGCGGAATTACTTGGATTTAAGATAAAAGCTGAATATGAGGCAATTTGTGGAGATGATGAAGATTTTGCGTTTAGAAAATGGTGGCATGCAGGAATATATGTAAAACTATTACAATTGCAAGGACATAAGATAAATCCTGTTAAACAATTAGCAGGATATGATACGCATGAATTTTTACAACTATTAATGCTTAAGAATAAGATGCCTGAGAGACCATTAGCAAGTATACTAGCGACATTAGTTACTGGAAACTGGTACACAGAACAAGGAGTATGGTATGATTCAGCAGTAAGTAGTGCATCAGCAAATTTTTATGACTGTGTATGTAGAGGAATGGATATATTCACAGCAAGACAATTGTGTGCAAATTATTTGGATTTATATATGAGAGTCAAGTATAATGATGAAGAATATAAAGAGAAAGGAAAGCAGTGGCATGATATGGAATGGTATAAATATAGAATGGAAGGAGCAGGGAAATATTTGTGGCATGGAACTAAAGGAAAGAAAGGAACGCCACTTAAACTTATAAAGAAAATAAAACCAAAGAAAGATTGGCCAAGCAAAGCAACAGATGCATGGATGGAGAAAATGAAAGGATTTCTTAAAAATGTAAGAGAATCAAGAATAGATCAATATAGAAATCATTTGTTAGCTGAAAGCATGAATTCTACTTTTCATTCATACAGAATGGATGAAATGTGTAAATTAGCAAAAGAAGTATGGCCTGAAAGGGAAAAGATTGAATATGACATTTGGGCAAAATTTGATGTACAGCCAATGTCTTTAAAGAAATGGATGGTATATATGAGTGCATCAATGACTAGACTGGGAGCACCAACTGAAGAAGAAGTGTATGCAAGAATAGGATTGGACGTGGAAATAGTAAATATAGTTGGGAGAGCAGCAATAATGGAGAATAAAATAGCTCCTGAATATTGGATGAGATATGCAAATGTAATAGAGAAAGAAGATATCACGATGGAGGAATCATTGGCAAATACAGCTTTTAGATCATTAGCAGCAGTACACAAAGGATTTCTTAGACAATTCAAGAAAAGCAAAGACTATAGACTTATATATGTATATGGTCCGGCTGGATCAGGAAAAACATGGATGAGCAGTTTCAGTGATAAAATAATGGATGTAGATGTATGGATGTATCAATTAGTAGGTTGGAAAAAGAGAAAAGATAGCTGGGAGAAAGATTGTTGGAGAAGTACAGAAAGAATGTTTATGAGAGTAGTGTATAGAGCAATGCAGAATGATGTAAGAATAATATGTGGACAATGGCCTATCGGATGTGTATTAAAAACATGTGAAATGATGGGTATAGAATGTGAGTGTATGAAGATTAAGATAGATAGAGAAGTACAAGAGAAAAGATTGTTAGAAAGAGGTTATGATAAAAATAAAATAGAAAAGTATAGAAGGTATGAAGAAAAAGCTACACAAGGATATCAAATTATAGAAGTTGACTATAAAGATGTATTGAAACTTGTGTAGGAAATGAATATGGGATACCTT